TCGCCGGGGTCATCACATCGGCCTGCGCGCCGGCCCACGCCTTCCACACCGCGCCCGAGGTCCAGACCAGCAGGATGTTGAGGCTCAGCAGGTGGCGGATTTCGTTGACCTCGCGGCTGGCGATGGTGCGGGTGATGGCGTCGCTGTCCTTGGACGGCGTGCTGGTGTTCATGTTGTTGAAGGCGGCCGAGGCCGAGGAATAGAGCGTCTGCGGCTTCTGGTTGGTGCGGGCGTACCACTGGCGGCCCTCGTGGTAGGTCGAGCAGCCGGGATATTTGTCGGCGGCGTCGAAGGGGTTGCGGTCCTCCGGCGGCGTGTCGGAGGTGTCGGGCGCGACGGTGGTATCGGTGAAGCCCGTCGCGCCGTCGCCGGACCGGCCGATGAAGCCATAGATCCCGTTCTTGCCCTTGTAGACGTTGTAGGAGTTGGCGCCGGCGGCATTGGTCCAGGTGATGGTGGAGGTCTGCGTCGTGGCGCTCACCGACGCCGAGGCGACCGATTCCTCGCCGGTTTCCTCGCTGACCGCCGTCACGACGTAGTCGAAGCCCAAGCCGGCCGAAGTGGTGGCCAGCGCCGTCGGCGGCTGCTGCGTCGGGGCGTAGGTGATCGCGGTCAGGGACCATGAGGCATGGCCGCTGCGGGTCAGGTTGCGCGGGGCGTAGGACGGGTGGGTCAGCGTCATCGTGTCGGCGCTCTGCACGAACTTCAGGCGCGGCAGGTCGGCCGTCACGTAGGGCGTCGCCAGGGTGTAGAGCCGGGCCACCGTGCCGCCCGAGGTCCAGGTGCCGTAGCCCGAGGTGTCGATGCCCACGGCAAAGGTCGTGGCGCTGAGGGCGGTGATCATGATCTGGCGGCGGTTGATCTCCGTCATGCCCGCGGCGTCCTGGATAAACACGGTATCGCCGGTCGAATAGCCATGCGCGCCCGAGGTGCTGACCACCCCGGGATTGTTGCGGGTGATGCCGGTGATCGTCACGGCGCTTTCGAGAACGTGGCCGCCGTCCTTGATCACGCGCATCTGCTGGTCGCCGAACTCGAGCACGTAGGTCTGTTCGGTGTTGAAGGCGAAGGGCACCAGCTTCGGGCGCTTGGCGGCGTTCAGGACCTGGCCGACAAAGCCCGTCCCCGCCCGCGTCGAGGCCCCGCCGAAGGGGTGGATGAACCAGTTGAGGCAGGTCGCCAGCCCCACCTGGTACTTGGCGAGATCGACGCGGCCGTGCAGCGCCGGAGACAGTTCCCCGGCGGCGAAGCTCGGCAGGACGAGCGGCATGGTCATGACGCGCTCCCGTCGAAGCCGCGCACCGCGAGACTCTGTGGCAGCCGCTCCATGTCACCGGGGACAAGGCCTTCGTTAGCGCTGTCGGCCATGGCACGTTCGATGCGCTCCTGGGCCCGGCGCGCGAGGCGCTCGGCGAGCTCCGCCTTCTGGGTGATGGCGTGTGCAACGGAAGCGGCGAGACAGTCGACGAAGGCCAGGACGAAGCCCGGCGTGAAGCGTGCCGGGTCGGTCACCCTCTGGGCGTAGACCGCGGACACCTGGTCCTCGTTGCAGTAGAGGAAAGTGGCGCTGCCGTTGGAGGCGATCTCGAAGCCGGTCGCCGGCGAGCCGCAGACCCAGCTCGCGCCGCCGAAGTCGAGCCGCCGCATCCTCAGGCAGTCGGACGGATAGGCGTAGCTCGACGCCCAGCGGGCCGGCGGGGTCCCGGAAGCGGCGAGAGCCAGCGAGACACGGTTGAAGTTCCAGTCGATCAGCGACTGGATTTCGTCGCGCACGGTGGCGTACCAGAGGTTGATCTGGCGCGCCTCGGTGCTGTTCTCGGTCAGGTCGGCGATCGTGGCGCGCGTGCCCAGCCGGCTCAGCGCCATGTTGGCGATGTCGGTGTCGGTGGGCATCTCAGCGCCCTCCCCCCGCGACGACGGCCTTCTCCAGCGCCGCCGACTTCTGCGCCGAACCCGAGCTGGAGCCCACCCAATAGGCGACGATGTCGCCGAACTTGGCACCCAGGGTGCCGAGCAGGATGTAGGCGATCTCGCGTGAAGCGGCCGGGATCTCCTGGCGGACGACGAACCACAGCGCGGCCATGAAAGCCGCGGTCACGAGCAGGCTGACGACGACGGCACCCCACGCGATGGCGGAGCCTGCGCGGGCGAGTTCGACCGTCTGGCTGCGCGCGCTCGCCACGTCGGCAAGCTCGGCCTGCAGCGTGTCGAACGCCTGCCGGCGGGCATCGGCCTCGGCCTGGATCACCGCCATCCTGAATTGCAGGGCAAGGTTGGGATCGGCGGCGATCGCCCGCTCGATACCGCCGGCGTCCGACGTGCCCAGGATGTCCTGCGCGATGCCGGCCACCTTCGAGACCGCGGCGCCGGTCTTGTCGCCCATGATCCAGGACGCGACGGTTGGCGCGAGGCCGAGCAGCAGCGGAAGAAAGGGCATCTAGGCCTCCTGCGAGAGAAACAGATCGCGCTCGGCTGCGCGACGGATAACGAGGCCCGGCAGGACGCCGTCGGCGCCGCGGTTCCAGCGCTTGAACTGCCCGGCCGCACCGGCCGCATCGCCGGCATTGAGCAGGCGCAGCAGTGTCGAATTGCCGAAGGCCGAAGGCCCGACATTGAAGACGAAGCTCGTCAGGGCATCGAACTGACCTTGCGACAGCGGCACGTCGACCAGGTGACGCACCGCACGCTCCGCCGCGCCGAGATCCTCGCGCAGCCAGGCAGTGGCCTGCTCTTCGTCGCACGTGTCGCCCCGGCGGACGCCCCGCGTATGGCCGTACCCGATGGTCCAGGGCTCGCCGGTCAAGCGGTTGCCGGGATCGGGATAGGCCTCGGTCTCCAGACCTTCGGAGAGCTTGATCAGGTCGAGGCCCTTGGCGGACGTGACCAGGAGGGAATTGGCAGGGTCACTCATGGCGTCCTCGTCGTGGGAACGGGCGACCACAGGCGCTGCCACAGGCCGTCGATCTTGACGTCCTGCGAGTCGTTGCGGCGCTCTGCGGCGTCGAGCCGATGGGCATGGGCATTGAACCGGCTCTCGGTCGCGCCCTGCAGGGAGGCGACCTGGGCCTGCAGGCTGCGAACGGCGGCGGCCGTGTCGTCGAGCGTGGCAAGTGTGCGCTGCGAGAGCAGGACGAGCAGCGCCATGCCGCCCGCCACGATCCAGCGATAGGCCTGGACGCCGAGGCCGCTCTTGCCGCCGGCGCCACTGCCGCCCGGATGCTCGGCGCCGCTCATGCGTCGACCGACGGCAGCGCCGCAGGAAACGACGGATCCCCGCGGTCCAGCTGCTGCAACCTCGAGAGCCACGTCCGATGCGGCGCGTGCGCCGGATCGTCCAGCACCTCGGCACCGAGGATGAACACGCCATTGGCGCGCTCGACCGGCATGAGAGCCCGGCCTGGAGTGACACTGGACAGACCGGCGACGGCGTCACGATCGGCGCGGCCGAGCAGGATGAACATGGCCATCAGACCTGCGCCCCCACGGAAGTCGCCCAGGCCTGGACGTTGTTGTAACGCGCGAGCCGCTGGCTGCCGTCGAGCTTCGCTCCCCAGGCCACGTATCCGACAGAGGCGGCGCGTGCCTGCGACAGGGAACCGGAGACATTGGCGCCGCCCACATAGAAACTATGCGACGGAAGCGACGCGCCGAGCGCCGACAGCGGCGTGACCTGCGCGAGGTCGACACCGTTCTTGGCGCCGTAGACATCGTTGACAGTGCCACCGTTGCGGCCGAACTGGGTGAGGCCGGCGCTGGTCAGGGGGCTCAACGTGTAGGTCGCGCCGCTGCCGTTGGCGGAAACGTTGACCGTGCTCGCATTCCTCGGAAAAATGTTGATCGCCCGGTTCGAGCCGGAGTTCACGCCGAGGGACGAGGCCGAGGCGGTGACGTTCGTGCGCTCGTAGACCTCGGCATGCACCGAGGCGAGGGTCATGGCCAGTGCATGGGTGGCCGGCACGAATCCCGTGTCGGCATAGCTGGTCGTTCCGTTGAACGTATAGTCCCGGTCGGCGGTGAATGTCGGCGAGTTGACCGCGGCGGTCAGGCGCCGCTGCTTCAGGGAGGTCAGCGCCTGCGCCGCATTCTCCGCCCAGAAGCCCAGGTAGTCGTCGGTCAGCGGCCAGAGGCCCGCCGTCTTCTCGCTGAAGACGAACTGGTCGACGACGATCAGGCGCGCGAGCGAGACCGAGCCGCCATTGGCGATGACGGCGTCGCGCCACACCAGAACGTCGGGATCGAAGGCCCGCGTGCTGCCGCGTGCCCTGTTGAGAAAGGCGATGGGCATGCTCAGGCTCCGACGTAGACGGTGAGCTTCTGGCCGTTGGCGCCGATCTGCGTCATGGCGCTCTGCGCCTCCTTGCCCGTGATCTGCACGGTGTCGCCGCCGGAGAGAGGAATGCCGGCATCGAGCGCACAGGCGCCGCCGGTTGGATCGATCGCTGCATCGGCGTTGGTCTTCGTGCTGCTCACGATGACGATCCGCCGGGTGGCATCGGCCGGAACCAGCTCGGCAGAGACGCCGGTCATTGTGACGGTTGACCGCGCGAGCGCCGTCCCCGTGAGATTGGTCAGCACCACGGGCAGCGGACTTGCCTCCGAGACGGGGATGGCGCTGCGCCGGACGGCGGACTGGTAAGCGATGTCATGAGCCATGGATTCTTCTCCTCGGAGTGGTGGGGCCGGCCCGAAGAACGGCCCCTCTGCCCTCACCGCACGTCGATCACTGGACGAGAACGACCTGGTCGCCGGGCTTCGCGGCCTTGACCGGCGCGCCGTCGCCGCGGCCAGCCAGCGGGTCACCGAAGATCGGCGCTTCGCCCGCGCTGCGGCGGCGCGGCGCGTCGACCGGCACCAGCGAGAGGCCTGGCGGTCCTGACCACAGAATGCGCGCGCCGATCGGGTGGAGCTGCACGCCGTCATAAAAGGGGTTGTCGATGACGACATACTCCGCCGCCTTCTCGTTCTTCTCCTGCCTGGCCATGTCGCTGCCTCCGTTCAGACGGTGAAGCCCGACGCGTAGGCCCTGCTGGCCTGACGGTCGTGGGCAAGGAACGCGGTGAACGTGCCCGCGGTCAGCGGACCAGTGGCCACCGTGTAGTTGGTGCGCAGGTAGCGCTCGGCATCGAGCGGCACCTTCACGCGCAGCACCTCGGTGCCCGCCGTCAGCAGGGCCTTGCCGATCGCGCCGGAGTTCCCGAGCACGACCGGCGAGGAGAAGCCGGCATTGTCGTCGGTCTCCAGGGCAAAGGTGACCGTCGCGGCGCCGGCCGCGGTCACGTTCTGCGTGACCAGGATCACCAGCTCGAGCGGTTCGCCGTTGCCCATGTCGCGGGCGGCGCCCAGGTCGATGATGTCGGTGGACGCGGCGGTCGTGGTGACCGCCTGATCCGTGCCGAAGGTGTTGAGCTTGTCGTACATCATGATGAGGGTTCCTTTCCTGTGGCGCCGTCTACGACACGGTCGCTTCGGCGAGCGTGATCTGGTCGCACTTGCGGATCGGGATGCCGCCGAAGCTGTCGAAGAGGCGGCCGTCGCTCTCGTCGAGCGTGCGCCGGATGTTGGTGTTGTTGGTGGTGTTCGAGACCGCGGCGCCGAGGTTGCGCTGTATGTCCAACCACTGCTTCACGGTGCGGTTCATGTACCAGGCCGGCCGGCACATCCTGATGTTGGGGATCTTGTTCATCGCCCGCATCATCAGCTTGACGAGATCGGCCGGCGTCGAGCCCGCGAGATCCGACACGTCGATGTTGCCGATGCGCACGACATAGCGCCAGTCGCGCACGGTGAGGCCGGCGTCCCACTTGTAGTGCGTGCGATAGCCCTGGTAGCGGTTGCCCGCCGCGTCGAGCAGCGTCTGCTCGCCCAGGTCCTTCATCGACAGGCCGGCCTTGCTGCCCTTCGGGAAGATACCGTGCACGGTGAGGTCGCCCCAGCCGACCAGCCAGATCGACGTGTTGTCGGAACCGACGCCGCCTCCCGAGATGAAGTTGTTGGCGGTCTGCGACGTTGCCGTCGAGGTTGTGTTGTAGCGCGGCGAAAATCCCATGAAGCGCTCGGGATTGGTCGCGGTGTTGCCGTAGAACAGCACGCCCGCGAGCTGCTGCGTCAGCCCCTCGAGGAAGGCGCGGTCCTCGCTCAGCCGGTAGGCCGCCGTGTTGCCGTTGAGGTCTGCCAGCGCCTTGTCGATCTCCGAATAGGTTTCGAGCATGCCGCACGAGTCGGTGATCTGCGTACTCGTGCTCTTGGTCGGCACGATGCCCTCGTTGAAGCGGCGCCAGGTGCCGGTCGGCAGCGAGGTCTGCACGCTGGTGCGATGACCAGTGGGCAGGTTGCCTTCGTTCCACACCATGTCGTCGGTGATCTCGTTCATCTGCGACAGCAGGCCGATCACCTGCGCGATGCTGCCATTGGGGTCGATGACCTTGGACCAGTCGGCCAGGGTCGGATTGGTCACGGAAAGCGTTGCCATGGAGCGTGGTTCCTAGTTGTGCTGGGAGTTGGGATAGAGGGACTTCGGGTCCAGCGCGCCGTTGCCGCGGCCGGCATTGCCGCCCACGAACGAGTCGTCCTTGATGGAGCGGGCGACCTTCACCATTCCCCGGATCAGGCCCGGATGGTTGGTGAAGCCCAGCCCTTCGAGATAATCGATCGTCTGTCGGTCGAAGACCCGCGAGAGCGCCGCCCTCGCCTCGCCCAGCGCCTCGGGCGAGAATTCCTTCTCGGAGATGGCGCGCCACTCCGTCGTCTGCTTCATCCACGTGGCGGAGGAGTGGTCGCTGACCGCCCGTGCGATCTCCTTGTCGCGCTCGATGGTGAAGTCGATCAGCCGCTGCGCCGTCTCGGGCGCGATCTGCTCGGCATCGAAGAGCTTTACGGCATCGGCGAACACGGGATCGTCGCTGCGGTAGCCCTCGGGCAGAGAGAGGCCCAAATAGCCGACAGGAGTCTGGGCGCCCGCTTCCGTCCCGGCATTGGCCTCAGCGGCGCTCTGGGCGGCCGCGACCTCGGCCTCCAGGCTCGGGGCGGCTTCGGGCGCCGCCGCCTGAGCCGCCGTCGTCTCGATCGTATCAGCCATCGTTCTGCTCCTCCGCGGCCCAGGCCGCCAGTTCGGTTTCGATCTCGTTGAAGCGGGCTTCGGCGCTCATCAGCTCGGTCATCTCCGGCGCGTGCCGTTCGAGCTCGCCCAGCAGCTCGATGCCGATGCTGCGGCGGCCGGCGCGGTAGTCCTGGTGGCGCTGCGCCTCGAGACCGCCGGGCACGTAGCCGTCGCTCCTAATGTCGCAGAGACCAAGCAGCCCGTGGATAAAGCGGCGGCCGGATTCGGTTGCCATCACCGCGCAGAGGTCGTCGGCGACGCGCTCCTGTGCCTGCTTCTCCAGCTGCTCGGCCTCGCGGACCTGCCTTGCATCGTTCGGGTCGTGCATCGCTCAGACTCCCAGTACGGATTGAAGGGCATTGCGGCCGCCGCCGACCTCGGTCTCGCTCAAAGTCCTGGCACCCTCGGCGACCGCGGCAGCAACCTGCAGTGCCTGCGCCGCCTCGGCCTTCAGCGCCCGAGCAGCACGAAGCTGGGCCACCACGTCATCGGCTACCGTGATGGCGGCCGGGGCGCCGAGCTTGTCGGCATAGACGTCGATGCTCTCGTCGGCGTTCAGCTTGTCGAGCACCTCGGGCCGGGTCGCGGCGATGCTGCCGGCGAAGGCCCACAGCCGCTCGACGGAGCCGAGATCGGCCGCCTTCTGCGCCTGCGCCAGGATGGAGATCAGCTCGACGTCGAGCGGGTAGCCGTGCAGTTCCGGGGGCGGCTCGGTGAAGAGGCCGTTCTCGGCCATGATGCCGAAGGTGCGCTGGACCAGCGGCTGCAGCAGGTCGTCGTGCAGGTTCTCCAGCACGGGCCCGAGCATCTGCATCTTCTCCTCGCGGCGGGCGCTGATCTCGAGCTGGCTGCGCGGCTGCACGCCGTCCATGTCGGAGATCATCAGGAAGAGGTCGGCGAAGAAGGCCGACTTGATGAAGCCCTGGGTGCGCGCGACGAGGCGCTCGACCGCGTCGATCGCGCCGGGAGCCGTCTGGTAGAGCGGCCACATCCCCGCTCCCCGCTCCTGGGTGGTGAAGTAGTTGATGGCGCCGGGCAGCACCGATGAGGCCGAGCCGCGCAGGCTGACATGCGCGCCCATCGGCGGGTTCACATGCTTGTCGACCGCGTTGTGCTCGCGCTTCTTCAGGATCTGCAGCGACTTCACGTCGGGCAGCGCGTCGTGGCCGGGCCCCCTGGAATAGGCGTCGTTGCCGATCGGTGCCCAGCGCGGCGTCAGCGCCGGGAACTCAGAATAGCCGCCGCGATGGATGAACTCACCCTCGGCCTGGCCGCCGCCGTCGCGCCAGTAGACCGAGCGGAACCTCTTGCCCGCTTGGTCGAGTCGGCCCTTCTCGAAACCGGTATTGGGCTCGATCATGTGCAGGATCGCGATCTCGGTGTCGGCATCGGCACCGCGCGCACGCTCGGCGATCTCGGCAATGCCGTGCTCCGGCCAGCGCTCCTGGATCTGGCGATACGAATACATGAAGCGGCGCGCCAGCGTGTCGACCCGGCCGCGCCAGTCCAGACCCAGCCAGTACTCACCGGTCGACAGCGTGTAGAGACGGATCACGTCCTCACGGTCGAACTCGACGATCGCGCAGCCGGTGCCGAACTGACCCAGCTCCTCGTAGATCGAGGGCAATGCCGAGTAGAGGTTGCCGGCATTGAACACCATACGCATGCGCTCGGCGCATTCGTCGAGCCAGACCTTCACCGGTGCGAGCGACGCCACGCGGCGGTCGGGAATCGAGAGGCGGAACCACGGCCGCGCCGGCGAGGTGACCCCCGACATCAGACCGGCCACCAGGGTGCGCAGGGCAAACAATGCCGTAGGATCGAGGATGGCGCCGTTGGCCTGCGCGCCGCGGCCACCCTGGTTGGGCGACGTGAAGAACTGGCCGCGCCGCGGACTGACGAAGCGCGACAGCTCGCGCCAGCCCGGCTCCCATGACTGGCGCTG